CGGTAATCTCACCGCTTGCAAGGAACGAACCCTGGACAACCGCCCTGTTATTAGAGGCTTCAAGCTCCAATCTAATCCCCGGGCTGTTACCTCCATCATCATTAGACACTGCTATCAGCATGGTTCCCCATGTGTCGTAATCAGGTCGATACGTGCCAATGGTGTATCTTGTCTGCCAACCAACACCGTCCAGTGTATCCTTCCAGCTAATTATCGGTCTACAGGAGTCGTGCATCATCAGGGATAATTGGTTAGCCCTGAATACGGCATTGTCCGGATTGAAGTATATCGGCCATTGTAATTGCCAACGGTCTGTCATGCTGGATACAAAGGAAGAATCGGTATTAGCATTACCTTCTGCATACAGATTAACTATGTGCGACTGATTATTACCCAAGTATATCATTCTGCCGTTACTGGTGTAGAATCCAATACCATAATATCCTGATATATCCATTCCGCTTGCACCGCCGGTGAATCTGATTCCATACCAAGGACTATCCCCATCGTGAGCATCATTAACATTTTCACCAATGACGTTGCAATCAATCTCACCATTAACTGCCAGATTGCCTGTTATCGTATCACCCGACTTCAATACATACTTGGATAAGTCGGAGGATAGTGCCGCACCGATGCTCGAAGGTGTTATGTTGATACTCTTAGCCGAACTTCCGTCATAACCCCCTTGTGATTTCCCGTTAAGACTTATGGTAAGCGCATTAGGACTTCTCAGAGCGGTCGGATACGCAGGAAGAGATATCACCCCATTGGATACATTGTAAGGAGTCGTGCCCAGCTTTACCTGCTTGGCATATACACTGCCCAAGTCCGGTATGTGGGAAAAATGGATTCTCTTGGACGTGTCAGACTTGGCAAGCTCATCCCACATGGCGTCTATATCCAAACCGCCACCGCCTTTTTTGTTCGTCCACTTGTTTTTAACCGAGTCGTAGGTCAATACCTGTCCTTCCGATAGAGGAGTAACCAGGTCTACATCGTCCAGCATGCCCAATGAGGTTGCACCACTTCCACCACCGGTTGTCGAACCGAACGCAGCAAGGTCTCCCGTAGCGTAGAAATTAACCATAGACCCATCATCCTTCTCTACATATACGGCATTATTGGCTGCGTCATATTTCAGCAAGGCATTACCGATTTGGACATGCCCGGTTACGGCAAGATTTCCCGATATCGTTCCACCTGTTAAAGGCAGGTACTTCCCTGCAATGACATCATCTTTCAGATCCGACAGTTTGGTCGGATAGGCAGGAAGGGAGATAACGCCCTTATCCGGACCATAAGAAACCTCTCCTAACTTTATCAAGCTTATATATTTATCTCCTAAATCCGGTATGTGGGAAATGTCTATTTTTTTAGATATGTCCGATTTTCCCAGCTCTTCCCACATGGCTTTCGTGTCAATACCTCCGGCACCCTTCTTGTTGGTCCATCTTTCTCTTTCCGCGTCATAAGTCAACACGTCCCCGTCCGGAATCGGCATCACCAAATCAACGTCTTCCAGCATGTGCAGCGTAGTGGCACCACCTCCACCGCCGGAAGAGCCCCCTTTCCCAAACACGGATATCTCGCCTACCGAAAAGAAATTAGTTTTTGCGCCAATGCTTGTCAATTTTTCAGGATCATCAGGATCATCATAGTGCAACTCGAATGCAGAGTTCCATACTGACTTATCCAGCTTTCCCGATATGTCAACAGGAGCCGAAAATCCCCCTCCACCCGAAGGCGCAGAAGCTCCACTCCCGCCACGCGGTATTACTCTTGATATGATCTTAATCTCAGCCATTTTCTACCATCGATAATTGAATATTATTCCGCTCATAGTCCCATACACCGCTTAGCAGCATGAATCTCTTATTAACCGCTGATTTGTCATACAACCGGGTAAACGGATGGATAGAACCATCGTTTTTTATCACCTGCGTTAACTTGATTTGGGTTGCCTTATAACGGTTGATCACCCTTCGGATGAAGGCTTCTTCGGGTCTGACAAGTTTACCCTCAATGGCGGAATACAGGTTATCCGTCAAGAAGTCATTTTCCAACAATGCCTTGCTATAGGAAGCTCCGTCCGCATTATAAGAGCTTATGCCGAACTCAACTTCGTCAAGTTCGGACATGAACTTATCGTTGACCACATTCTCATACAAGCGGTCACCATCTTCGCCTTCATCAATGATCCCATCTTTCTTCTTGTACTCAAACCGGAAGTCCTTCAAAATAGCACCGTATGCGATAAAACCGACTTCCTGAGCGACCCTCTGCCTGCGACAGTACATCGTGAATTCCAATTCTCCGATAATCGGTACGTCCGATGGAAGAGTGATGATGTGCCCGGACAGTCCGCTATATGGCATATCGGGCGTTTTCGTACTCTTCACATTCGCCCAGTTCTTGATATTGTCCGTTTCGAAAACGATTTCAAACCGGACGAATGAGGATTGCCATCCACTGCCGTTCCAATACTTATCCCCGATCTTAAGAGAGCATGCGTAAGGGATATTGGCAGAGATATTCATATCACCGTCATAGATATAGTTCATGCGGCTGTCGGAGGGGAAACGCATGCTTCCCGATATACCGATGGCACCGTCCTTCCAGACCGCATTAGGACCCCTCATCGTAAAGGCAGGCAGGGTTTCCTTCTGGTATTCGTCAAAAACCATCACGCCATCTACCGTAGCAGACCGCATCTGAATGCTGTCAGCCCAATTATAATCCCCCGGCGGGTCTCCGCCACCGGTGAACAACGCTTCCTTCATCAGGACAGCCCCGAATATGTTATCGTTAATATTAGTACTCAGTATGGTTTCGTGGCGGTTCTGATCGTAGTAATACATTTTCCATTCCTTGGGTTTCAGAAACCTCTTGATGTCATACTTATCCTTATCGCTGTAACTCGAACCGCCCGCCCATTCCAGGCTATCGTAGTCCTCATTAACCACCAAGTCTTCAAACACATTGTTGACGGCTTTAACAGTAACTTTATTATAGCCCGGCAAAACGTCAATGGTGTTGTCACTGCCGGCGAAGCCGATATCCTGCAATGTGGCATCATTCACCGACACCATTGCATAAGATGTCAATGCCTCATTATACTTGCGATACTGACCGGTATAGTCCGCATCGATGATATACAGGCTACCTTCGTAATCATACAGCGTCCACGAAAAGAACTGCATGAGATAGGTCAATACTTCATCCAGCATCAATTCGTCTGAGGTGAAGTTCTCTTCCGCGAATCTGAGCTTATCCAATACGTTCTCACCTGAAGAATAAGCAACGGAGGAAGACGCGTACACATAAGGGATATATACGGACTCATAGCCACCATGGGCGGAAGATATAAGGTATCTTAGCAACTCCATTGCGGTAATGAATCCCGATTCTGTCTGCTGCTCATACTTAATGTTTTCAAGTGTGGCTATGGCACTGACGCAATCAACGCTTATGTTGTCAATGGTTGGCAGATAGGGTTGTGTAAACTGTTCCGGAGTGATATATCCTGTCCATGTCAACACGCCATTCTTATATAACTTTACCGAAGCATACTGACTATTTACGCTAAACAGATCCAGTAACAAATTCTTGTCAAGAATATTAATAGTAGCGGTTGACGTGCGGACAGGTTGGTAAATAAAACCTTCATCATCCCCCGTCACGACAAAGGTAGATGGCGCACCACGCAACTCTGATACAGTGCCGGAATATCCATCTATATATATTCTTACCTCATAAGAATTGTTGCGATAATCTTTAAAATGTATTGTGTATCTCTGTCCCATATTACCATTTTATGTTTTCTGATTTCATGTAATTCCGAATAGCTATATACATAGCCTTCCCTCGCACCTTGATCTCTCCATCTACCTTTACATTTCCACCCAAATTACCGCTGTTAATCATTTGGAACAATCTCCCTTGCTGAGATTGATTCAATATCATCTCTCCACTGTTAACACGAGCAATCATCTTGTCTCCAAAGAAGGAAGAGCCTCCAATAATACCACCATCCGCGAATTTGGGAATAGAAGCAAAAGCGGCTAAAATAGATGCTACCGCAGCTACAGCCATGGCAGGTCCCACAAATGGAATGGATGATACAGAAGAAGCTGCGCCTGTAGCTGCGGCTTCGGCGTTTGCGTTAGCCTCTGCCTTTTTTGCAGTAACCATAGATGCAATCATAGGAATTGCACTTGCCATCGAGTTTATAAGATTTGCGAAATATTGTATTACTGCTGCATTGGAATCGTCAACAATAGATCCTATGCTGCTAAATGCATCTCCTATATAACCTAGCGATTCTGCATACTGTTTGTTTTTATCTATCTGATTGGAAAAATCAGGCAACTTATCCTTGTCTACCGCAATATCTATCTTGTCCAAATCAACCTCGATGGGAACAATCTTTATCTTCTCTCCTGATTCTATCTTCTTCCGTAAGGCATTGTGCAAGCCTTTGGCCTCTTCATTCGCCCAGTTCTCTGCGTTAAATGAAGCCATTCGAAAATCTGTAGATTCACTCTTTCCCCTTATAGGCTTTTTATCCCCTGTTTCACCGGTATATACCTTATATCCCTCCAAGCTAGCCACCGCAACAAACCCTTTTATCGCTTTGTTTGCGTTGTTAAATTCGTTAGCGGTCTCATTATACTCCCTGCTAATCGAATTTAAGGCTGATGATGTTTTTTGGTACTCCGAAGCCATGGCAGCAATATTACTCAACTCTTCATCCTTGTATTTATTGAGCATTGCGTTAACTATGATAGTCTCTTTATATATATTGTCCAATTCAGCCAATTCCTTATCAATTCCCTCAATTCTAGCCTCATCCGATGCGCCTTTTCTTGCTTTTGTAAGATATTCCTTCCTTGCTTGATAGGCGTTATATGAATTCGAATACCGTTCTTTTAATTCGCCTCTCTTGGCGGGGTCGGTAACATCAATTTTTAAAGCCATTTCTACATCTTCAAAACCAACCTTTATCTTACCAGTGCCTATCTCAGACTCTACTGATTTTGTTATAGCACTCATCAAATCGCTCCTTAGCGTTTCATTGATTTGTTTTTGCTGCTCTAAGGCTTTCCGCCAATCCCCGAAAGCCTTAACCCTTTCTTCCAAAGGAGCAAACTTATTTTTCGCAACATACTGTGCTTCTTGTATTTGAGCTTCATTTTTAGAACTAAAATAGCCATAACTTATCTTAGTGTTCCCTAACTGATCCATTGCCGCATATGCCTCTTTTGCCTTCTGAATTATTTCATCCAACCCACTTAAGAAGCTGCTAAACTCCCCATTCCCTATGGAATAAAAAAACTGATCTACAGATTCTTTAGCCGCTTGCATAGTGCTTGCAGTCATATCACCTAAAACCTGGCTTGATTGCAACGTTTTATTGAAAGCTTCCCCGGCTGTCATTGCTACCCCCAAACCTCCGGCAAATTTCGTAACAACTCCTCCGGCACCTGCCAGAAAATCGCTAAAACGGCTTATCTCATTCTTTGATTTTTTCAAATTACCGTCAAATCCTTGTGTATTCAACAACAGTCTAACAATAGCGTCACTCATGTTCAAATTTTTTAGCTCTTTGGCGAAGCTCATTAACTTCGTCCATATTTATTTCTATAGGTTCCCGATCTTCATCCCATGGGAAAGGCAACAAGGCATCAGGTGTAAGGTGATCTCTCGAATTCACCTGCACAACAGCGTACATCAACATTCTCGTTCGCTCCCACGCTTCTTGTTCTTTCCGGTTCATGCCTCTGATAAAAGCCGCACATTCGTTTAATGTCATACAGTCAAAAAAATATTCGGGCGAAAGCCCTCCCTTACCGACTACCTCTTCATATAGTTTTATGACACTTATCCCTTTTCGGTTTTCTTCGCTTTTTTTTTATCCGAATCATGCCCAGCCATTTTTCTTACCCTTTCATTTTCCGCTTCCAAAACAGAAACAAACTCTTGAAAAATAGAAGGATTATCGTCACATGCCTCAATCACCTCATTAAAACTCAAAGAGAAATCCTTGTTATTGGCAAGCAGCATAGAAAACAACAATATATAGTTATTTATAATCTTAGCACCAGAATACGGCTCTCCCTTCAGCTCTTCGTAGATAAATAAAGCGCGTAGAGTATATCTTAAGTTATACTCTACACCTTTGATACTTACTGTTCTCATCATTCAACTTCCTTTTCGTTAACCTTTTCCTGAACTGATTGGACCATGGGCGATTTTAAAGCATAACCTCCTGCTCCGGTTTTCTTATCAAGTTTTCCTTGTCCTCTAAGACTAACCGTCATGGAGGAATTACTTCCCTTGGCATCCGTACGCTCCAACGTAGTAATCAATGCCTTGCCCGAATAGTATATTTGGCTCTGCTTGGTGGCAGGAGAACTCCATCCTTGTTCCGGAACCCCATCATTGCTCAGATTGGCGGGGATACCCAATACAACATCCACAGGTTCGCCGGCAATAAACTTATCATACATCGTATCAAAACTCTCTACTTCGGGATCTGCACTAACCAATGCTTCTGTCGATGCCTCCCATGACATCTTTGTAACCACACTCTCATCCCACATGCCATCATCCTTGCTAGCCGCATCGGACGTTTCGGCTGATAAGGTTAGTTTATGGCTGGTGCTCAACGCTGTAGCCTTACCACCCATGAAAATCATAAAGTCCTTACCATTCAATACTTTTGCTTTTGCCATATTACTATCAATTTATCGTTAAAAATCAATTGTTTTAAAATTCAAAGTCAGTCTTACCACGTATGCCGGTAAGTCTGCATCATAGTTTTTACTCCATGATTCCAAATTACACTCTGTCACTTCGAAGTCATCGTACCTTGCTAACTTGCCTTCCAGTACATAACGTGTCTTATTTGCCACAGTAACCGCCTCATTGTAGTTTTTCGCTACTATGGCAATATTGCAGCTCGCATTGTCTTCACATGTACCATCTTTCGTTGTTTCCGGTCCTGAACCGTAGTCATCAAACATGATAAACGGATAATTGGAGCCTTCCGGGATAACTATCGGGTAGATCCGATCACCTACACTTTTTACAATTTCCGAATCTGCACTTAACTGTTTAACTATATGTTTACTTATCAATATGCTCATTTTCCTTCGCTTACTTCTGTTATTAATCGCACCACCCTGTCGGAAATCCTTTCAGACGCACGCCTCATCGATTCTTCAGCCACATCAAAAAAGTTCCTAGCCGCTATCGCTCCCCTATAGGCAGTACGATTGTTTTTGCTCCTGGACTTTTTAAAAGCATGTCTGCCTTCTGTTCCATCGTTTATAAATCTCAGGATAAAAGCCCTGTCACGCCCACGATAAGAATTTATCCGGGCAGTATCCTTGCTGACCGACCGATTTCTCTTAATGCCTGACCTGCCACCTCGTGGCGGATTGTATTCCTTAACCGACTTCGCACTTCCCTTGCGGTTAAACAGGCTGACATTAGCACCTGTGGCGTTTTTGTAAACCATAGTTTTTACGCCTATCTTGGCGTTTCTTGGATCGGACTTCATGGCTCCTTTCGCTGCGGCAATCACGTCCTTTCGGGCCGGGGCAATTTCCTGCCTTATAATCTTACGGACATCCTTCTTTTTCACTACATTATCAAAAAGCATACGGTCAAGCATCCTCATTACCTCATCCCCATCAAACTGTAAGGCAACACCGGATTTTCTTGCACCATTTGCATTGTATAAGAGTCGTTTATTTAAACCCATAACCAAAGATTAATACCGGCTTGGATAAGCCGGTATTAATTATTACTAAGCCCCGGCAGTCTTATACAATGCGAATGCCTCCTTACGCAGAGTAGTAATACTCCAATCAGAGTTTAAGGTGAAAACGACTACATCCTTCTTGGCTTGAGTATACGGATCAATAATCAATCTTACTTCTCCGTGTTGATTTGTCGGCAAGTAGCCAAAACATCCGGCCGCAACATACTCTACGTCTGCCTTCTCCTTACTAGAGCCGTAATTGATATATTCGGTACAGAATACCGGATATCCGCCAATCGCGCCATTTTCAACAACCATTCTGCCACTTCCTGCGTCAATTGGAGTTGCTTCCAATGCAGCTTTCATTGCTTCGCTCATGACAAAACAAAAACCTACCATTTCCACACCTGTTGCTGCTACAGCTCCCTTCATCGCGATTAACTCCTTGTAAGTCGGCACAGCACCGGCGAACGCACCTGTCGCCTTCGCACCTGCAAAAGGACCGTGAAGGTCGCTTGTAAAATTCTGATGGGAGAAAATTACACGATTCAACACCCTCTGCAATCCGGCCCGCAATTGTCCCTGGATCAATGACACTAAATCGGTGTAACTATCAGTGATAGCCTGGTTAGATACCGATATTGACATTCCTAATCTGACACGCTTGGCTGCAATCTTACTCAAATCAATAGTTTGGTCGGTCAGTTCTAATGTTTCCCCTTGGATCTCGGCCTCAACCGATCCCATTACAGGCCATTGGATATTCCCGCTTACTCCTGTCTGCACCGGAATACCTACTTTGTCAAAAATAAGCCCCATCTCCAAGGGAGGAAGGATATCCTTAATAGTTAATGGAATCATGCCACCGGCTTCAATAGAAGCTGTATTCAACCCTGTAAATTCACGCTCTAAAACGAAATCACCGGGTTTCCCTGCGCTCTTCACCGCTTGAAGGCACTCTCTAAGCAGTTGGTTCTTGCTTTTTTCTTCTCTTTTTTCTGACTTCTGCATGTTTGTCAGATCGAAATTCATCTGAATTTCGCGAGAATGTTTGTTAAAATCATTCTTCAGAGATTGATACTCAATGTTTTCATCGGGTGACAAGTCACGTTTTTCAGCCTTAGCCTTATCGATCAACTCATTCATGCGGATATTGACGGCCTCTCTCTTCTCCAATAGAGAATTTCTTTCCGCCAAAAGTTCCTGTACTGTTTTCTTTCCTGATTTCATAATTATAAAATATTACATGTGTTTAAAATAACTTCTCTCTCTATCCGGTCTATTTCCTCAACCTTCCTGCCAATAGTGGATACAGACGTTCTTTCCCTTAACTTTATCCCAGTTGATTCTATCTCACGAGCGGTCACACTGGTTTGCGTATATGCCGGATCACTTGCTATAGTCATTTCAAAAACCGCATCCAAGCGGTTAACATGACGCAATAAGATACCATCCTTATCCTTGGTGTACCTCACAGAGCTTGATTCATCCGACCAGTAAGTAAATGAGGAGCCGGCAAGATCGCCACGCTTTACCAATTCCAATGCCGTATTACCATCCGGGGTATCAGGAGCTGCAAATTCATACTTTACACCTGTCTCATCAATGCTTAATTTCAAAGAGCCTTCACCCATGTTCGATCGAGCCAACAGCCTCTCCCGATTGTGCCATAAGGTCATCTTAATATCCATACCCTTTAGATCTTCTTCCGTAATGGCACCGGGTTCTATAATTTCCCTATAATCCTCCCAGTAATCCACCAATAACCGGCTCTCTACCCCAAAAACTATCGCATACCCTTCTATTATCCTTTCATTAGGAGCCTCATCGGAGGCTTCTCTAATATGAGGTTGGAATCTGCCTCCAACCATGCATCTTATTTCCCTTTTTTGCTTGTTTTCCATCTTAATGCCTTTTTTAAATCATCCTATTAGTTCCTCTATAGGAGACCGCCCTATAGGAGACCGCCACATCAGCCCTTTTTATAATACTTTTGATACCCTGTTTCAGGTTACTCGATTTATTCATTTTCGTCCAAAACCGAAGCAACAATAGTAATACTTCCATCTCTCCTGGAGCGATTAAGGCTATCTATCGCATAAGTCTTATCATCCCATCTTAAACGGCATCTATCATGGATTATACTATTATTCCTCATAGTTACGGATACAGTTCGCGAAAGCCATGATTCGCCCATAGTTAATACATTCGCGCCCCTTTGAAAATGGACAGCAGCCCAAACGGTAGCCTTCTTCGTGAATTCAACCACCTGTTCTCCCATATCGCCTCTTGTAACGATAGGCACCATTATATCTACTCTTTCCGTCAAACTTCCTGCGGTCAACATATTCTATTCTCTATCTGAAAGTTTTACAAATGGCTTTACCAACACCGACACGGAAAAAGGAACGGGGTTTTGAGATACAGCTGCAACAGGTTCTCTATTCCGGTGAAAATGTGCCGCCAACATTAATATCGCTAATTTTAATCTGACGGGAAAACCACGCCCCTCCCATGCCGAAAGCTCTTCATAAGATCTTCGCGTCATGTCAATAACAACATCTTCCGCTGCAATACCATATGTTGTAATGATAGCATCCTCATCCTCGAAATCCTCATGCATCTGCAATTTGAGTTCTTCCAATGTCACTACTCTTAACTCATCATTCATCATCATCTTCTTCCTCCTTTTTTTTCACATCGCTCGTCTGTATCGTATTACTACCCTCCTTGCTTAACTTAGCACTGCCTAAAACAGCAAGATTTGTGCTTAAATAAACTTCGTCACCCTTCTCTACAGGCTCCTTGTCATTCTCTCTTCTTATATCATTAACGGTTGCTTGGCCCGTCCCCAGTCGTGACAGGTTAGCCTTGCCTCTACTGTCAACATCCAAGGCATAGAGGCTGGAAAGGTTAAACGAAAATTTATAATCCATATATGTATTTACACTCAGCATTTTAGCCGTAAATTCTCTCTCTATTTCTGTGATTATGGGCTGCAATGCCTCTGTATAAAAACCCACATTCGACATTTCAACGCTCTTGTAGTTGGCGTTAGTATCATCCATCAGTTTGCTTGGAGGCACGTTGAAAGCTCTTGCTATATCACGGAGATTCAGCTTCACCATTTCCAAAAATTGCATATCGGAAGATGACATACTGATTGGAGTCAGGGTGCCATCACCCCTTACAACCAAAATGTCTTCACCCTTGTTGATGTCCTCCTGTAGATCCTGTCCTTGTTTATCAAGCTCTTTATCCTGATATTCACCGAATCCCTTCACGCTGGTATTGTTTTGCAGGATTGCCTTTAGCCGGCCTCCTGTGGCAAACCTCTTCAGGGTTTCATTATTGGCAGTTGTGGCTATACTTAATGTATCCTTGATATAGGATACCGTAGACCTACCCATATAACCTCCATCCATGCACATGTTTTTAAAATGGAGGATTTCCGATGCCGGGAATGTCCCGCTTATACCGTTAACCAAGTCACTTATCGTGTAGGTATTGGAGTAGACATCATACACAACAGAGCGGGGGGAACATAAAAAAAGAGACTCCACCTCTCCGGTAACAGCCCTCTTAGGATATATATACGCATTACCCTTAAGCAGCATCATTGCAACGAGATACTTCATCATTGTAAATGAATTCATTCTGTCGTTCGGGCGAACACTCAATAGATAATTTACCCTTGCACCATACCCATTGTCGTAAATTTTAAAATAATTTTTAGCCCTATCACGCCTCTTATATTGCAGCGTAAGGGTAGCTACGGCACCGGATATAAGATTCACAGCCCTATATACGGCTGCAATACGCATTGCCGATTCATCTGTGTTGGCATAAATTATATTACTCTTAAAATTGCCGGTCGATACCGTAGTATTCTTCCCGGATGCCGTTTTTGTTTCTCGTCTGAAAAATCTGAAAAAGTTATCCATCGGTTTATCGAGCCTCTTTTAATGTTATGACCACGGCTCATATACCCACGAATTAGCTGTAATAGGTTACTTTATTGCTCATAGTTATTAAACAGCCAAAACGTCATTAAAGTAGCAATAGCCCCATCAATCTTCAAATTCTCCTTTCTTTTCAAGGGTTTTTTATTGCCCATCCTGTCTTCATCGAGATAGCAATTTCCAAAACAGTAGGATAATATAGGATTATTCGCCAAAGCGACTTTTGGCGGATTGGATTTTGCCGCCATCTCAAACGTTTCTACGGGCGAGGTAAATGCCCCATACGTCTGAGGGACTGCACGCAAAATCCTACTCGGGTCTGTACCGGTAGACGATATCGCAGCCGATAATGCATTCACCACCTCCTGGCTCTTGTATGCGTCATATCCTATCTGGCAGATACATAGCGACCTGTTACGCTTTAACACGTCTTCCACTATCATGGAGTCGCTTATAACAGCTCCCGGGCAAATCTTCAGATAGCCGGCATCCCTCCAATATTTGTACAACTCCTTGTTCGGATGGGTTTCCAAGGTTTCTTCCGGAATATAGCAATCAAGCCACACGAAGAATTTACGCAATTTCCTGCTATATATATTATAAGCGACAACGGAGAAGTCATCACTTACAGAAAGGTCCATAGCGACCATAGTTTCCGGCCGTCCATCTATTGAGTCAAGATCCAAATTAACGGAAAGGGAACGTGCTAAATTTTGGGAAATCCAAGTTTTTATGCCTCCTGACACGAATATATTTAAAAGCTTCGTCTTAAACTCTATCATCGCCTCTGCATCACGTTGGGCCTTAGCCCATCTTTGGGTATAATAACTTTCCTGGACCGTAATACCGATATGAGGATTGCACTTCTTCCACACAGCGGGGCACCCCATGCTTTCTTCATCCATCTCCCACGCATCGGGCTGGAAGATGCTGGCAAATTGAGAATCGTCATTATACTCACCCAATAATACCTTCTTCGCATTCTCCAGCTCCAATGCAAATGGACCATCCTCCACGCGGCTTGCGGTTGTAATTATGATCGTCAGAGGTTCACGTCTTGCACCCATAGATGATGTAAGGACCTGTAGCAATTCTGCACCATCCGAATGATCCTTCACATACTTCGCCTGAGCATATTCATCGAATATTACCAATGAGGCATTCAATCCGTCCTTGGTATCACCACCACCCGTCAAGCACTCTACAAACGATTCTCTTTCAAATTTATTCGGTTTCCAATTCAAAGTCTCCCGTGTCGCTTTAAAGTATTTCTTTTTCGGGTCCAACTGCCTGATTATCTTCGATATTTCCCCGAAGCAGATCTTCGCCTGCTTATAAGAGTTTGCAGCGGTATAAGCCTGCGCATTCATATCGCCAAACAACATCTCATTAACAGCCAATGATGCCGTGCCTGTAGTTTTCGAGAACTTTCTTGGTACAAAAAGTATCGCTTCGCGAACCAACCGCCGCAGTTCGTATTTTCTCTGGTCAAGCACGCGCTGATATTTACCTTCCAAATCATCCGGCTTCCCTGTTGCATCCCCCACATCTTCCCAATGGTAAAATCCTAATATCGAAGCAAATTGAAAGTACTGTATCGGAGTCAACTTATAACATCTTCGCCCATCCATCCCGGAGAATTTCAGCGACTCATACAATTTCACGAACCGCTTGACTTTAGAAGGACGGAAAACGTAATTATCCATCAATCGAAAGAACTTCAACAAGGCTAATATCTCATATAAATTATGATTTTCAGGGGAATTACACACTTGGGAAACATAAGTCTGCAACCTCAGATCTATAGAATCAAGTTGATAGCTCTCAATGTCTATACTGAGCAGCTTATCAACGAACCCTTGTTTAAAATCCTTCGCAGTTACGTTCTCATTCATCATTAATCATCTTCCTTATTAAGATGCTCCATTAGTCTTGACAACGGATCATCTTCCTTTATCTTGCCGGCTTCACCGCCCGGTTGAATCTCTTGATTCATCATCAACGATCTTAGATCTTTCCTAACCCTATCGGCATATCTCGCCATCAAAATGAACACCGGGTTTTCCTTCACCCGGTCACAATTTTCCCTACTTTTTTCAATAACAGTCAAAGTAGTTTCTTCCTTAAGAGCCTCATCGCGAATCCTACGAAAAACCAAAAGATCAGAAGCAAGTAGTTCTATCTGATAGCTCATTTCTTTTGAGTATTTATCCCGCTCCTGGAGAATGCCCCTTATATACCTTTTTAAACTATCGATTTCGTTATTCGCTTTTTTTTTAGCCATATAGTTAAATATTTTAAGACTACCTACTTTTGCTGATTCCGACCCGTATTTTGCAATCCCTATTTTACCCCCACAGAAAAAACGCAGAATCCTAAAAATCTCTCTGGGTAGGAGTAGAGGATTTGAGAAAAGTAGGGGCTTTAAAAAAAACTCCCCCCCCCTCGGTCATTCAAAATATTTTTTTGCAAATCGTTCTGCGTCCTTCCTTGAGCGTTCTTTAATATATTTTTTCGAATGTGAATGCATCATGGCATGAATGTTTGTATGACACTCATGACACAGCGATTTCAAATTATTATAATCAAACATCAATCGTCTCATGTCCTCCACATTGCTTCCGCTCTCGACAGGAACAACATGATGAACCTCAGACACAGGAGTTATAATCCCCTTTGAAAAACACTCTTCGCAAAATGGGTTATTCCCAATCTTCTTCTTCCTCAAGATGAGCCAATCTCTTGACTGGATCATCTTATTATAATTATAATCCTTGCTCATCATCAACACTTTTACTTCTTGTTTTTTTAGGGACCACACCATATTCAATCCTTGGCGATATGTGATTCAGCTCATTGCTAATCTCATTATGTAATTTGTCTTCACCCGTTATCCCGCATTGCTCTATCAAGTCTGATATGATATCCTCATATCTACACTCTCCTATAGTACGGCCAATACCGTCTAATCGGGATGCTATAGACGGGAAAAGGAGTCTTACCACTGTTTCCAATGATGCACTATTCCTTGAGTTGGTATGTATATCATCCCCGTTTATCTTAATATTCCTTGCCACATATCCTCTTTTACCGATTTCGCTAAATATATATATCGAGCCTACCATCCTTAATGACTTCCTGCCTCTTGGCTTCGTTGATATAACTCTGTTCTTTTTGTTTTCGAAATCTTCAAATACTTTTGACAATTCGTTCACGTATGATATATCTATATCTTCCGACACACCGTAATCAGGATTGACATATGACAAAAACGCAGTGAGTAGATATTGCATCACCTCATATCTACTTTTAAACTTATACTTTTTGACAATATCATCCAAACATGCAGCCGCTTCAGGAGACACCTTAGATTGGATACTTATATGTTTTAATTTCGATTTATCTTTCATAATCAATTTCCTTTATATTTTTATTCATTAATTACAACACTCCTGATATCTCTTTTGCCAAAGTATTTATAAGTCAACGTTCCTCCATAAAACTTTATGGTGTCTCCCTTAACAGTAATCATCATTCCGCCTTTTAACCTATGTTCTATATCACCTTCACAAGACAACATCATGATTGTCATAAGTATAATTAATATAAACCTCATTATTTAATCTCCTTTCTCTCTAATCTGTTTCACGAATACATTTTTAAAATGCAAATTTTCACCTCTCTCTATGCTATGCAAAAACAGATTGTATTCAGCTTCTGAGAAATGAGAATAATACTTCGTAAAACATGTTGGACACTCTTTTATAGAGACTATCCCAATACGAGCTTCTGCAATCCCACAGATATGCTTATAGTAATCGTTGAGAATACTTGTACCACATTCGGGACATTCAAAGACTAACGCATTATAGACCCCGACAAAGGGAATCTTATATTTGTTATCTATGTCCATTTTCAGTCTCCTTTCTAACATATCCGTTTTCAATACACCAGCACAGCATCTCATAGGCTGCACCAATAAGTTCTTTGCTTTCTGTAATATTTGTCATTGACCCAGAATAAGGTTCCATATATAAGCATGTATAGCTATCTGCAAGTTTTTGGATGGTCAGCACTTTATTGCCGATGAAGCGAGGCAGATTGTGAATAATATCTTGCAAAGTATAAGTAGGAAGTACTTCATAAGAAGTAAAACCACAAGTAATAAATTCTTTCTGTAAGCTCAAAAACCATTTCCCTTTTGAATCATCATCAATACGGGTTCCATGAGATTTTCTTACCCAATATACACTGACATCACTTGTATCTAATCCAATTTCCTCCAAATGTTTCATCTGTTCGACTGATAATACTTGTTTTGATTTCATAATTTAGTCCTCCGTTTCTGTTTCAAAAGTATTGTATTCAATATCAGCATTACTAACGCATTTGGGCATGTTCTTATCCCGTTCTTCCTTGCTCAAATAAAGAAATATATCTTCGTCTGGATTGGAAGAATAACTATTTCCATTCCAGACTGTTCTAATTATTCCATATATCTTCATATCTCAATCTCCTTTCTTCTTAATTCGTTCCAGTACATCCTTGTTGGCTTCGAGTATCTCATCGAAAGAGGGGATCGGCATCCAATGGGTAATGCCTAATAACAGCTCACTAATGTTATCTATAACTTCCCCATCTGTCAACGTATCATCCAGGATGATAGATTTAATCTGGCTTGAAAGCCATGATGTGCCATTTTCAAAACCAAGAGCAATCATTTCCTTAATATCGGAAACGCCATTTGGAACTCCGTTTGTTCCGAATGAATCAATTACTGATTCTGCATATTCTCTTACTGCTTCTTCTAACTTCTGTTTCATATCTGATTTTGGTTTGAATTATTTTTTTTATAACTACCGCCATTGTACTAATAGATGTGCCACTCTCTTTAAACTCGCCTGCGCTGATTTCAAACACCTCTCCATGTACTTCTTTCAGCCAGTTGCGGAAATCAATACATTTCTTTTCCGAAGCGAATTTCCAGTGTTGGCTGGTTATTGCTGCAAGCGTGCCGCCTTCTTCCAAGCGTTCATACATAAGCCTGACATGCTCTATATCCTGATTACCGGAAAACGGAGGATTTGCAATAATCTTAGTGTAACTACCTACACTGTATTTGGTAAAATCTTCATCAAGCAATATTACGTTGTTAAGGGTGTGAAGAAATTCTCTGTTTTCTGGCATCAGTTCATAACATTCAACCATTACAGAAGGACAAGCTCGGTGGATTGCTTTAATAAGCGCGCCACGCCCGGCACTCGGCTCCAGTACCGTATCATCCTCATGTATCCCTCCGGCAAGCATAACCAGCCAGTCGGCAACATCGGCCGGAGTCTCAAAAAACTGGTATTCCTGTTGAAGGTTACACCGCTTACCTTCTTTCAAAATGGGAAACACACGTTCCGGATTAAACGGAAATGTGAAACCCTGTATCTTCCCACCTTGCCATGAGCCGCCGGCTTCTTCTATCCACTTCTTTGCTTCGGCATAAGATTTTTTATTGAATTGAACCTTAGGAAGTTTGAGGATATTGTTCTCAAGAGTACAATGTTTCAATATCTCTTCCACACTCCATTTCTTACCTTCATCAGCCTGCTCCTTTTTTTTGCTTATTGAGCCATCCGGAGCTAGCAACGAAGATATCCTTTGGACAACTATGTTGCTTGCGTCCATGAAGGCATTGACGCAAGATAGCGTCTCTATAAGAAAATTTGTATCAACATGCCCGGTAGCATCATAGATGTCTATCCCTTCGGTCATAGCTGACAGCTCATTGAGCTGTGCTACACTACCATGTAACGTTTCGATTAAAATCTTTTTTTTGTTCGTCATAACTTTTCTGTAAATAAATTCTAGTTGTGTCTACACTCCCATGGCCTAAAAGGTCAGCGAGTTGAATTACATCTTTGTTTTTTTTCAGGAACATCTTAGCGAAAAAATGGCGAAAGGCGTGTGCGTGCATCTTCTTTGAATCAATGCCGCAATGTTTCCCCCATGCTTTCAAGTTTTGGGAAAAGCCCCGCTGTGTAATCGGTCCGAATCTCCCTACCGCAAAAATCCCAGTCTTACCATGTTCCTTAGCATAAGCCTTCGCTTCCTGCTGCAATTGCTTTTGAAAGAAAAAACGTCTGTACTTGTTACCCTTTCCTCTTAATGTCACTTCCCCGGATATGATATCTTCCCATGTGAACTGCTGGAATTCTGACAGGCGAGCACCCGTTGTTCCCAAAACTTTAACGAAGAAATAGTAATCCTTATTGCTTTTCTCCTTAAGATAGTTCAATAACCTGTTATACTCATCTTCAGTCGGAACATTGTTTACATCAAGTTTGCGCTTAAGCTTAGGTCGCTTAAGCTCTATCGGCTTTTTCATCCATTTTGAAAATTTTTCCAAAGCGGTAATACGTAGACGGATGGTCTGTGGGGATAATGATTTCTCTTCTAAAGTCCGTATAAACCTCTTGCAGTTTTCCATGTTTATAACGTTGGCGTATGCAAAAAATTGCTTCATAGATGTATGATAAATATCCACTGTATGCGGTGAATAATCATTACTATCAGTCAACCATACAATAAAATCATTCAATAGTCTTCTATTCTTCTCCGAAATGGCATCAAGCCTTTCTAATGTCTTTATCTTCTGGTCCTTACGGTTATATCCGATTTTAAGATGGTGTAATAAATCACAAATGGCTTCACTCATCAATGGATAACGTGCCCCAATATTGGCATTCTCACGCTTATAAGCCATATAACTACGACGATTAATATCTTCAGCACTTTCAAGAAAATCAGTTACATACTTGATGTATTTACCGATGGTATCATAGGTCCTTCTTGTTGTAAACAAGTAAGAGACGTAATCAGCTAATATTTTTTGGCGATCATTATTCATGATTATTTATTTCTTTTTTCCCTTGATTTAATTTTGATTGGATTGTTTTTTGTTCCAGTACCGAACCACTTTAATCGGTAGCCATGTATCCGGAGCCAATATTTAAATTCGAGAATGGTTGTCTGTTTCATATCTAAACTATTTTAATTATATTACTTCCGCTAAACCTCCTTAAGCTCTCCATTGACTAGCATATACCATGTGTCAGCCTTAACCTTTTTCCCGTCAACTTCAAACGCCTTGACCTCCTTAATCGGGTAGGTATTACCGTTCCATTCTCCACGTTCTGCAAGGACTATCCAGCAACCTATAGCTCCCTTAGCCTTACACCTGTATCCGGCAGCAAGAGCAATGCTATCCTTGCCTGTGGCTGACGCTGCACCTCGGTCACCTGTGGCTGACGCTGCACCTTGGAAGCCTGTGGCTGACGCTGCACCTTGGTCACCTGTGGCTGACGCTGCACCTTGGTCACCTGTGGCTGACGCTGCACCTCGGAAGCCTGTGGCTGATGCTGCACCTCGGTCGCCTGTGGCTGATGCTGCACCATAGTTGCCGGTGGCTGACGCTGCACCATAGTTGCCGGTGGCTGATGCTGCACCTCGGTCGCCTGTGGCTGATGCTGCACCTTGGAAGCCTGTGGCTGATGCTGCACCTTGGAAGCCTGTGGCTGACGCTGCACCTCGGTTGCCGGTGGCTGACGCTGCACCATAGTTGCCGGTGGCTGATGCTGCACCTTGGAAGCCTGTGGCTGACGCTGCAC